GAGATAGATGATCCTGACTATGCAGATACTCCAGAAGGCATTGCAGAGTTAACTACAGACATAGCAAATCAAATTGCTGATGACAGAATTGAAGAAGTAATGGACGCTTTTCCTTTAGTTAAACAACATTTAGATTATGTTTTAGCTGGAGGCCAGTCTCAGAAGTTCATGGAGGCTCACGATCCTAACGCGGATTATGGTCAATTTGAATTACAAGAAACTGATGTAAGGTCTCAAAAAACTTTATTAGCAAATTATTTTGCTACTAAAGGGCACGAACAAGAGTTCATTGAAGAAATGGTAAACGATTTTGAAGATACGGGAAAATTGTATGCAAAAGCTACTCAAGCAAAAACAGCATTAGCAAATTTACAAGATGCCCAAAGAACTCAAATGGTAGAAGAACAACGTAGATCTCAGGTTCATAAAGAACAACAATTGACTGAGTTTTGGAATGGGGTTGCAGATACTATTGAGGACTCAGGAGAGTTTGCAGGAATTAGTGTACCAGATAGAGATAAAAATAAATTTTTTGACTATCTATCTACCCCTGTTACACGTGAAGGGTACACTCAAAGAGACATAGATCATCGAGATGCTGATATGGAAATAAAATTAGCAATAGATTATTTAATGTACTCCGGTTTTGACTTAGGTGGTTTAGTAGAAACAAAAGCTAAAACACAGAATGCACGATCGTTAAAAGACCGTATTAGTAGAAATGAAGACCGTGTTAAAAACACAAAACGTTCATCTCGAAGAAAAGGTGGTAATGTAGATTTAGATAGTCTAGATCTATCAATTTAATAATGGCAACTATCAAGGAAACTTGAATTTGTATATAACTTAAAAAAAAATAAAAAAATGGCAGTAAATGGAACTAACATAAGCGTCCAAAAGACGTTTTACAATGACTCACAGATGACTGATATGAACAGTCTATCTAATGCTTTGTTATCCAAGCCTACGGAATTGTCTCCGATTATTACTCATTTAGCAGGTAAAGATGACGCTAGATTTCCTCTATCTTTCTTAACGGAAGGTGTTGGAAACACTAAGTCTATTGACCGTCTTGAGTATGAATATCGTGTGTCTACACACAGATTGAGAACAAGACCAGTAGCAGTGGTACCAGCATCAACAGCAAATTTAGGATTAGGAGGAGCAACTTTCGAGTTGGAATTTCCTGACAAACACTTCGTATTTCCATACGTATTAGTATCTCAATCAGGGGTGCAAGTGCGTATTATGAAAGAGCCTCAGCAAGTAGCTGGTGGATCTTCTTGGAAATACACATTACAATTAGTTAACCCAGCAGCTACGGCAACTATGCCGGCAGCAGATGTTGCAGCAGGAGCGCTTTTCGCGCAAATGTATGCACCAGTAGGAGTTGATTTCTCTAGAGGAAATGCTTCTAATTGGGAAACTCCAGGTTTAGTAAGAAACAAACTAACTACAGTTAGAAAATCTTACCACATGTCTGGAAACGCTAAAGACTTTGTAGCAGAATTCTCTTTACCAACTAAAGGTGGATCTACTACTAAACTTTGGATGGACTATGAAGAGTACTTACACATGCTTGACTTTAAAGAAGAATGTGAAATGTACTACTGGTACGGACAAAAAACTTATGATTCAAACGGTATTACAAGCATGAAAGACGAAAATGGTCAGCCTGTAATTGTTGGGCCTGGTTTATTAGAGCAAATTATCAATAAAGATACTTACTCTGTAATGACTGAGTCTAAACTGAAAAACATCATTGGTGATTTATTCTACCAAATGACTGACGCTTCTAAAAAACAAATTACTCTTTACACTGGAATCGGTGGAGCTAGAGAATTTGATGAGGCTTTAAAATCACATTTTGCTGGTAATACATTTAAAATTGTAGATAACGGTAAATTTGTAACTGGATCAGGTCGTAACTTAGGTATGACAGGATACTTTACATCGTACGAGCATATTGACGGACACTCTGTAAACGTGGTAAAATTACCATTGTTTGATCATGGTGCTGTTGCTCAAGCTCGTGCAAAACACCCAGTAACTGGATATTCATTAGAATCTTATAGAATGGTATTTGTTGATCAATCAAATTATGATGGACAAAACAACTTACAAATGATCAACAAAAAAGGTCGTGAGTCTATGAGATGGTGTGTAGCTGGTTCTGTAGTCCCTAAAGGATTCTCTGGTTCTGATGCTAGAGCTTCTGATGTGGACGGTGCGTCTGTACATATGTTGAAAACTGCAGGTATCTGCTTACGTAGATTTGATACTTCAATAGACATCACTTGTACAGCATCTTAATTAGGCATTAATTTGCGTCTATATATATTGGTTTTGATTGAGGATGTGGGGGAGATTTTTCTCTCCCACCCTTTATCAATTTAAAATATAACTCAGTTAGGAGAGTTATTCTTTTCATCCTAACACTAACTATTAAAAAGAACTGAAAAATGACAAAAAAAGTAACACTAAGGAGAAAAGAGGTTTTAAACCATCTCCCAAAACAAGTACGAGCTGAAGCGGTACTAAAACTCAGCAGCGTCTATGTAAATAGACAACCTTTAAAAGCTTTTTCACCAGAAGAAGAAAAAAAGTTTATGACAGGATATTTAGATGTTAGTCCAGACCACATGGAATGGCCAAAACACTCTAAAGAATTTTGGGCTAATTTAACAATACCGGTAGGATTTACAGGGGTTGAATTAGAGATAGGAGTAGATGCTAATGATAACCCAGTTAAAATTGATGATTTTATCAAGTATAGGTTCGCACTAAAGCATCCACATGTAGCATTAACAAAAGATGAAATGGATAAAGACTTTGCAAAAAGATTTTATATTCAAGATCTTACAAGAGATGACAAAGTAAAAAATAATAAAATTCAACTTAGAAAAGATGCAGATAAAGAGTTTATAAAAATCTCTGCAAATTCTAAAAATATGAAACGAGTTTTAAGATTGATTGCTAATGTTAACCCAGATCGTTTAACAGATGATCAAGTGGAAAATCAACTTTATGAAATTAAAGATAAGAGCCCACAGAAATTCTTAAAGATTGCTACAGATAAAAACTTAGAACTAAAGGCAGAAATTGAAGAAATGGTAACAGCAGGTGTATTGAGAAAAATAGGAAATCAAATTATATTTATAGATGATATAATTGGAGATACTTTAGACAATGCAGTTGTTTATCTTAGAGATAAGAAAAATTCTTCAACATTAACTGTATTAAGAGCAAAATTAAAAGAATTAGCGGTATCATAATATGAATGTAACAGAAATGCATTTAGCGATTCAGCAGGGGGTGGATAAGATTAATTCACTCCAAGCTGATATGCTATTGCCAGAAGAAATAGATTTAGAGTTAAATAAGGCTCTAATAAAATTTATTAATACAAAATATGGTAGAAATAATGCATTGGGAAAAGGGTTTGAGCAAAGCCAAAAAAGAGTTGACGACTTAAGAACTTTAGTTACTGAATACGAAGCTCCAGTAACTTATAAAGATCAATTAAGTGCAGACTTTTGGATTGACACCTTTAAATTACCTATAGATTATATGTATTTAATATCACAACGATCTGATGTTAAAATTGATAATTGTAACCCTATTTCTTGGACATTACAAAACACTGGGGATTTAAGTTATTTTACAATCAGTCTAAGTGACTTTGTGTGTAATAATTCAAACAATACTTCAACAGATTTTGTGCAGTCTATTAATATGATGGCTGACCCATTAGATGCAACATTAGGAGATCAAAGTATTTGGGTCAATGGTGGATTTAGTTATCCGGTAAATACAGAAGCTGTAAGATTAGATATATTAAGTATAAATGTTCCGGGTGTAAATGTATATTGGGAACAACTTGGAGAGTTAACCGTTCCAGGGAATTTTATTTTTGAAATAGATGCTACACTAACATACCCTTGGTTTAATTGGGATATGTCAGTTACAAATCTTACCTCTGGTAGTAATTTACAAACGGCTTTTATTGGTAAAGATGGTTCTAACAATACCTTGGTTTCTTCATACGCTCAATACGAGGATAGTATGTATGGGGGAAGACGAGATATAGTGGGGGGATCAACTATAAGTTCTATTAATAAATTTATACAGCATGATGATATTTACACATTATTAAACGATCCTTTTAACACAACAAAACATACTAGTCCACTCACTACCGTGCGTGGAAGCTATATAGATATATACA